GAGTGTCGAGCACTTCCAGCTATGGCTCAGATGTGGAGGACAGGATTACCCTGGAATCGTGAAGAGCTACAGCAATGTCGTGTTGATTACGAAGATGACATCAAGGAGTTAGGTAACGAATTTATTAGAGAACTAGATAATGATTTACCAGAAGGCAAGAAGTTACCACGAAATGATGATGGTTCGTTTAATTTACGTGCGAAAGACGAAGGTTCAGTCAGATTAGGTACTAAAAAATATGCAGGATTTAATATTAAAAGCTCAAAGCAACTGCTAGAAAAACTTGAATTAGTTCTTGGTTACACTCCTGTAAATGGTGATGGTAAACCTAGTGTTGCTAAAGATGCCCTGAAGAATTGTGCTGCTGATTCACCAACGATCCAAACACTTATGACTTGGAAACGTAGAGAGAAACGTAGACAGATGATTGAAAGCATACAAGATAAAATGTCAGAAGATGGATTTGTTAGAGCATCCTATATGCAGCTTGGTGCAGATACAGGCAGGATGTCCAGTATCAAACCTAATAATCAGCAGATACCCAGAGATTCAGAGTTTAGGCAGTGTGTTCAAGCACCTGAAGGTTGGAAAATAGTTGATGCTGACTTTTCACAGATGGAACTTAGATTGGCTGCTGCACTAGCTAGAGATAAAAATATGACTGCTGCATTTAGAAGAGGTGAAGATCTGCACGACTATACCGCTAATCAGATGGGATGCGATAGACAGATAGCCAAATCTGCAAACTTCGGTCTGTTGTATGGTGCAGGAGCAGATGGTCTTAGAAAGTATGCTGGTAGTAGTGGTGTTGTTATGTCACAGCAACAGGCTATCCAGATTCGTGACAACTGGCTTACTACATACAGTGGTATTCGAGATTGGCAGCAGGAGATGAACTATACATCACGGGCCACAGAAAATGATGAGTGGGCTGAGACTAGAGTTCCAGTATCTAATATGCGTAGATTCTTGAAGGGCGATCTTAATAGGACTACTGTTAGATGTAATACTCCGATTCAAGGTGCTGGTGCTGCAATATTAAAATGTGCATTGGGTAACTTATGGGCCAAAGTCAAAGATATAGGTGAAGATAAGGTAAAGATTGCAGCAGCCGTGCATGACGAATTGATTCTTTTAGTCAAAGAGGATATTGCTAATGAATGGGCTGAGATCTTAAAACAAACAATGGAAAAAGCAGAAGCGAAATGGTTGGGTGACGTTCCAGCATTAGCGGAAGTATCCGTTGGCGACAAATGGAGTGAAGTTCATTGACAACAGAACAAAAAATTAAAGCAGCTTTGAAACGCATTGACGAACTAAAACTGCTTATTGAATACTGGTCTAAGACTAAGTAGAATACTACAAGAGTCAGGTGCGTTATGCAGGATGATATAAGGGCTGATCTTATGAGGGATCTATACAAACAGATTCCCAAAGCCACTAATAAAGATTTAGCTAGTGCAGTAGAGTATCTAAAGTCAGCTATAGAAATACGTTTAGGTAAATCTCAGAAAAGAAAAGAAGCCAGAAAAAAGTATAATAAAAAACAAATAGAGGCAGCCGATTTTCCTTTTTGGTGGTAGAGTAGTACAAGAGAAACAATTTAGATGGCACTAAAACACGGAAACAAAAGTTACTATCAAGTACTGATCGACCCAAATAGATCAGAACTTATAGAAGAGCAAGCTGAAAAAGAGGGTATTCGTGGTACAGCCTGGGTTAGAAAAGTAGCGTATAAAGAGTTGGAGCGTATATATCCAAGCACAACATACAAGGTAGCTGAAGCTAAAGATGAGTTGATGTGGAGAGAATCTGTAGAACGTAGGATACAGGGTAGAAAATCAAAATAATGATTTCAGTAACAGCAACACCCAATGACGACATAATGAAGTCGGGCAGTATTTTATGGGAAGTAACATGGCAGAAAGATTTAGAACCGCCTAAAGGTAAAGTAATAATGATGCCTCCTGGGGGCTGGTCTGATCCTATTCTTGAGGATTTTTTACCTAAAGAAGTTATTGAAGAATTAATCAAAAAGTACGGATTAAATGAATAACAAAGATTTGATAGAGAACTATCAGCATCAGCTTGCAGAACTCCAGAAAAAATTCTGGTTTGAAAATCTAGATATGAAGGAATACTGTGTTAGATATGATGCTATTAACAAACGAATTAATGAATTAGAAAATGAAACGAGAGGAACATTCTTCTTGGAAAAAATTAAAATTTTTGCAGGAAAACAGAAAGAAAAATTTAGTAAGATTATTGCTAGATGTAGAACTTCGTGGGGTGGATCACAAGATTCATATAACTAAAGATTCGAGAGCAGACCTAACAGTTAATGATGGGAACTGGGTCAATGACCATATCAGGACTGCTATTGTTAAACATAACTATGAAATCAATAAGATACCAAAATTACAGGTAAAAGATTTCAGTATTAAAGAGATTAGGGAATACGAAAGATCTTCTTTATCTGACGACCAATAGTTTTCTTCCTTTTAATTTTTTCCTGTTTCATTTCTTTTATTGCTACTAAAGCTTCCAGTTCTGCTAGACGACCCAGCATTCCTGCTAGGAATAAATCTTGTCTCATTTGGTGTCTTATAAGATGAGTGCAATATCTTTTTACGTTATCAAAATCATCACTCTTCATTACTTCCCTGCATCGCATTTCAACAGATAACTCCAGTTCAGGTGTAGGAGTTTCAAAATCTATGTTGAAGAAAGTATCGTTGCTCATTTTACTGGGAAGAGCTTTTCTTCGATCATCTTGACTATTGCATCATCTACATCATTATCAGATTTGGAAACCAAATCCTTTAAAAGATATAAGGCAGCTTTACGTAGAGATTCACTTCTACCAAACTTGATGAACAATCCAATGAAAAACTTTGACATAATGTTTTGTGTTCTTATCCAAACATACCAAACATTAACGATTTCGGCCTTCTAATCTGCTCACATCTTTTTCAAGTTGATTTACTCTACGAAATAATTCGATAATATCTTTTTCTCTTCTTCTACTAACATTAGATAAAACCATCACGAAAGCCGTTGCTGCCACTCCGATTAATACAGGATAGATCTCAGACATTGCCTTAATATATAATTATGCTTAGTATGACTAATAAATGTAACTTATGACAGAAGAAACTAAAAAAGGACCACTAAAAAAACTGAAAGAAACCATAGAGGACAAGGAAGAACAACTTGCATTTATTTCAGTTGTGGTTCGTTTGGTGGTTGTCGGTTGGAGTGGTTTTATAGTTTCCCTTAATTACATAACAATTCCTGGCTATAGTAACGAGCCAAAGGATATTACATTTCCTGCTAGTTTGCTAACGGGAGCATTGGCATCATTTGGTTTAGAGGGTGCAAAGAAACGTGGTGATGGAACATATAAACCTGATGAAAAGCCATTAAATAAGAAAGAAGTAGAACAGTTACTAGCTACACAATCAGGTGGGTTTCAAACTATTAGAATAGAAACTCCGATCAAGATACTTGGTGCGGAAGTTGTTGACAAAAAAGAGGACAAAAAATGAAAAAATTAATTCTTTTATTACTTTTAGCTTTTAGTCCTGCTTCATACGCAGATATAACTCAAAAGTTCACAACATCTGCACAGATCACTGTAGATATGCCATATAGCGTTACAAATAAGCTTGGCACGACTTATTCTCTATCAGGTAATAATATTACTCCATCTGTAACTTCTGGAGGATCTACAACCTCTGGAGCTATTGGTGGATTGAATGTTGGATCATTGACTGATGGAGTTCCAGCTTTAATTCAAACTGACAAGGCTATAACAAGTGCTGGGTCAGCCTTCTCAATTACTGAATCTGCAACTATTGGAGATGCCACACCATCTGCTATAACACCATCATCAGGAATTTCTGCCTTACCTCATCTTGGAGGACAGACTACAGTAGGATCAGGAGGTACAGCAGGATCTCTTGGTATGACCAGTTTAAGTAGCGGAGTTCATACTTGCACAGCAGGAGGTAGTGGTACTAGCTGTATTGGACAAACAACTGTAACGATCACCATTGACTAAATGGTTTTTGCTAATAATAATATTAATACCAGCAAGAACCCTTGCAAAT